ATTAAATCGTCTTCAGATGAAACTCCTCCCCCAAGACCTTAGATTTTCTGACGAGGAAATTACAGATATAATGAATTTGGCCGCTGCCAATTATTCACCGGAGCTATGCGCGGTTCATCTTGACGTGGATAAGCAATCGTTTATTCAATTGTGGCAAGATAAAATAAGTGATGTACGCCAGGCGTATGATGCCGGAAAGCTAAAAGCGACCTTCAACATCATGGATAAGCAGCGCGATCTTGCGGAAAGTGGCAATATTACTGCAGCACAAATCTTCCTGAAGGAATCAAAAGAAATCGAAATCAATAACATTAGAAATCAATGCCTTTTTGGCGAATAATACGATATGAATAATACTAAGCCAATACATGCCAGACCAAGTCTTTATGCATTTTATTTCGAAGGAATAAAGGAAATTGGATTAAGATATGGCTACAATATTGTTCTACATGGTTCCTTGAATCGTGATTTAGATTTAATTGCTATTCCGTGGCAAGAACTTATTGGAGATAAATTGGAAATGCTTAATGAAATTGCAGCCGCTATCGGCGGTCATATTTTAGAAGAGGGAGAAGAGCAGCGAAAACTATTCAGAGAAAAATTCCACGGTAGAGATTGTTGGGTTATCAATATCAATCGAAGCATAAAAAATAAGTTTAGTGGAATGGTAACTGAATTTATAGACGAAGGTGATCCTCAGTACTATATTGATATTTCAATATTGCCCACTTTAACATAAATAAATTCCCTATGACAATAGATCAGATTGACCTGCAGGACATTTATGAATTTATGGAGAAAGGTGATGTTAGAAATGCTCCTCCAGAAATTGTGCTTTATCTTGAACTACTTGATAAAACTAGAGGGATGCTGCTTAGAATTGACCAATGGAGCAACGATGAAGCAGTAGTTAAGCACTTAGTTTTATCCGATGGTTTATCGCGTTATAAGGCGAAGAAACTTATAGATGAAGCTCGAGAGTATTTTTATAAAGATATCAATGTTTCAAAACAAGCCTGGAGAAATATTTATGCAGATAAGGCTGAGAGAGCTTTGAATTTTGCCATGCTTACAATGAAGGATGCAAAAGATGCCTTTGGTGTGATTAAAGCTATTCGAGACTTGGTCGAAATTAGAGGATTGAATATTGAAGAAATTGAAGACCTTCCTGCAGAGTTATTCCAAAAGCCGATGAAGCTTTATTCATTGGATGCTAATATTTCTGAATTTACATCGACGGCCGACCGTAATAAACTTGCAAAGTTTATCGATGCGCTGCCGGAACTCACAGAAAAAGAAAAGGATAGAATCAAAGGTGAAGCATTGTGCTTACCTCTAACAATATTCCCAGATGAGTCGCAAAACCCACGTTAATTTTGATGATATCAATGTGAATCCAATTTACGCAAATTGGTTAACGATATTGATAGATCTACTGCAGCCAAAAGATTTGTATTTGGTTGCCGGGCGTGCTACGGCTAAAACATCAGAGGTTATCGCAAAGCGCTCACAGAATATTATCTATGATATGCCTAGAAGCCAGCAGGTATTTGTATCGGATACTTATACAAACGCGCTTAAAAACGTAGTTCCTACGCTTCTGGAGGGATGGAACCGTGAAGGATGGAGAGAAGGAATTCATTATGTTACTGATATTCGACCTCCAAAACACTTTCGACTCCCATATAAGCCAATTGAAGTATATAAGCATACGATTTCAGTATTTAATGGCGTTATTTTCAATTTGGGAAGCTTAGACCAACCTTCGGGATTAGCTGGAAACTCTTATCAGCATATGTATGGTGACGAGGCTCGGTTACTGAAATTTGCCAAATTAAAGAAACTAGATCCGGCGATTCGTGGAGAGTATGCGCAGTTTGGCCATTCAGTATTCTATCGCGGCCGAACATTTACAACCGATATGCCAAACATATTGGACGGCGATGACGATTGGATCATGCAGCAGGAGAAAAACATGAATCTCGAGCAGGTAAAACTAGCTCTGGAGGTATCGGTAGTTTTAAACGACATCAAATGCGAGCTCTATAATGCCCAAAAAGATGGGAACAAGGAAAAGGTTCGTTTACTAAAAAATAATCTTGTACGATGGACAGAGCGATGGGTAAGGGTTAGAAAAGACCTAACTTTCTTCTATGTGGTTTCATCCTTTGTAAATGTTGACATATTAACTCAAGGTTTTTTTAAGGATAGTTTAAAAGCCTTAGGAATTGAAGAATTTAAGTCGGCAATTCTATCTTTTAAAGTCAATCTTACCAAAGGAGAGAAGTTTTATGTTAATCTTGGCGAACATCATTTCTATGATGATGGAGTGAATAACAAGTATTATGATAAATTTTCTATAACCGATACGATAGAGGAAAGTAGTCTAGCCCTAAGATATATAGACCATGATAAAGAGATTGAGGGCGGAATGGATTTTGGAAATATGTGTAGCCTTATCACGGGGCAGAATCGCGGACACTACATATATATATTGAAGGAATTCTACACGCTAGCTCCGGAGAACGAAGTACAGCTCGCAAAAAAGGTTCGTGACTTTTACAAATATCATAAAGTTAAACGCCTGGTGCTATACTATGACCGTTCCGGTAATCAGAATAGCAAAACCAAGCGTGACTGGGCATCTAATTTTAAAGATGCTATGGAATTTGAAAACGGAGTATCTACCGGATGGACGATAGTGTTGAAGTCCCAGAACCAAAAAACAATCTACCAGGAGCAGGAATATAATTTTGTCAAAAATATGATGGCTGAAGGAGTTCCTAATCTTCCAAAAATCAAAATTGATAAGTTCCAGTGTAAGTGTTTGAAAAGTTCTTTGGAGCTGACAAAGATCATGTTGAAAATTGACCGCAATGGTACCAAAACTATCCATAAGGATAAATCTTCTGAAAAATTAGAAATTCACTTACTTCCACTTTATTCTACTAATTTTTCAGATGCATTAAAGTACTTCCTTTATCGTCCACAGTGGGTAGAGCTTGTCTCTCATCAAAATTCAATGAATGGATTTACTGCAGGAGTAATTTAACTAAAAAATTAACATACCAAATTTGGTATATTTAAAATAAAGCACTATCTTTGACAACGAAATTAATACTAAAGCTGGCGGCAACAGTTATAATACGGCAAAAATTAAAATGAGAACTTCATCAGAAATTAATTCAATCATTAGAGTAAACGAAAGAAGCGCAAATTCTGTATCTTGGTTAAGTAGATTTACTACTGAAAAAGAAAATTGGTTTAAACAAGTTCATGTTATTAAAGATAAAGCGTACCTAATGCTTATGTCTACAAAAACAGATAAAAAAGGCATTTATATTTTAGGAAGTTTAGAATATAACTTAGATAACCTTCCTAATTTCATCAAAAGACATATTGATTTTGACTTACTTGAAAAAGCAAAAGGTTCTTTAGACTATAGAGCATTTGGAATGTATTTCAGAGATGGTAAATTAGTAAAAAAATAATGAGAACGGTTTGTTATTCAGTGAGGCTTTCGAGCCTCACTTCTATATCATACAAAGCAGTTATTGCAATTGCATTTGATGGTTCAGAAGCTATAATTCCTAAAAGTCAGGTATTCGGTCAAGATTATTCGGTCACAAAAAGTGAAGCATACTGGATTAGTGAGTGGATTTTAAAACAAAAATCATTACAATATTCTTGTAAAAAAGAAGCTTGTTTTGATAGTATTACCCGGAAAATGCTGCCTACTTATAAAATTGAAAAATATACTCCAGTACGAGTTATTCCAGTTGAAAATAATACTATTGATGATTTAAAGAAATGATTGATTTACTTCCAAAACAATCGGCAGCTATAGCAAAGCAAATCACTAATAAAGTGGGTGCTTTGTTTATGAAAATGGGTACGGGTAAAACGCGTGTAGCGGTTGAACTAGTTAACGTGGTTCCGGAACTTGATTTAGTAGTTTATATTGCTCCTTTAGACATTATTTGTCCAAAAGACGAAAAGATAGATCCAATATGTAATGAAGTAGCTAAATGGGGCGGATTTAATGCAAAAGAGGTTATTTATGTAGGAATTGAGACTATTGGGATGTCAGACCGACAATATTTACAGATTTACAAAAGGATTTCGGCTTCTTGTAAATGTTTTTTGATTATTGATGAAAGTATTAAAGTCAAAAATATAGATGCCAAACGAACTCAAAGAGTAATTGAATATTCTAAAATGGTAGAACATAAGCTAATTTTGAATGGAGAACCCATTACTAGAGATTTACTTGATTTATGGTCCCAGTTTTATATTCTAGATCCTCGCATTTTGAATATGAGTTTGTCAGAATTTAAAAATACGTTTTGTAAATATACAACGATTACCAAAAGTTATCCAGGGCGATATAAGCAATATACAAGCACATTTATAACAGGATATGAAAACATTGATTACCTATATTCTCTGATTGGTGAATATGTATTTGAGTGTGATTTAGAGTTGAACGTGCAGCAAGTTTTTGAAACAAAAACTTTTTCCCTTTCGGATCAAGAACAAAAACAGTATAATTTCTTGAAAGAAAAGTATCTTGATAATGAAATGTTGTTGATTAAAAACAACAACATCTTTCTGGAAATGACACAGAAACTGCAGCATGAATATTGTTTGAACAACGATAAGTTTGATATAATAACCGATTGGTTTAAAACTTATCCAGAAGAAAAAGCAATTATTTATTGCCAATATATTATTTCGGCAGATGAATGTAGGCAACGTTTTCCAAAAGCTTTAGTTTTGAATTATAATAGCAGTTTCGGTCATAATTTACAAAGTAGACCGTTTACGGTTTTCTTGGATCAAACATTTGACTGGGGGAAAGTAGTACAGGGCACAGCTCGTAACTTTAGAACTGGTCAAGTACAAGATTGTCGTTATTTGAGATTAGTAGGAAACATAGGGTTAGGAAAGTTATATTTTGATAACAACACCAAGAAAATAGGTATTTCAGAATATTTAAAGAAAATTAGTAGAGAACAATTAAAACAAGTTTTATGAAAAAAGAATTTATAAGTCCAGTTTACAATATTATTGCCGTTCCAATTGATAAAATGGAAGCTAATAATTATAATCCTAATCACGTTGCAAAACGTGAAATGGATTTGCTTTACCAAAGTATTAAATGTGATGGTTATACTATGCCGGTTGTGGCGTTTTATGATCAAGAACGCGATAAATATATTATTGTGGATGGATTTCACCGATACACGATAATGCTGACTAGAAAAGATGTTTTTGAGCGTGAAAAAGGAATGTTACCCGTTTCTGTCATCGAAAAAGACATTTCAGATAGAATGGCATCTACAATTCGTCACAATAGAGCTCGTGGCAAACATGAAGTAGAGCTTCAAGCTTCATTGGTTGGAATGCTCAAACAAGGTTGGGATGAAATGAAGATTATGAAAGAATTAGGAATGACTTTGGAGGAAGTTCAGCGATTGATAGGACTGAAAGGAATAGCATCAGAAATTAAAGGTATTCCTTATTCAATTGAAAGACAAATTGTGGAAGCTGAAGAAGATATTAAGCCATGGGAAGAACAGCAGTAAGAGGGAAAATAAACGTACTTGAAGCTGTAATTAATAGAATATCTTTCTTATTCGAGAATTATGATAACATACAGCTAGCTTTCTCTGGAGGAAAAGACAGTACCGTTTTATTTCATTTGGTAAATGCTGAAGCAATAAAAAGAAATAGAAAATTCATTTTATATTTTCAGGATCAAGAAGCAGAATACCAGGGAACAATTGATTTTGTAGAATGGGCAATGTCGCAACCTAGTGTTGTTCCGCAATGGTATCAAGTGCCAATCTTTATGACTAATGCTGCAAGCCACGAACAATTATTTCTATGGGCTTGGGGAGAAGGTGAAGAATGGGTAAGAGAAAAGAATCCATTGGCCATTCATAAATTAGATCATAAATATCCTAAAAGATTTTACAAGTTTAATCTATGGGTGGCGCAGCAGAACCGAAAGAACTTTGAAGGTAGTTTTGTTTCAATTATTGGCTTGAGAGCTGAAGAAAGTCCAGATAGAAGGTTTGTAATGTTTGGCGAGGATTCAGATCTATTTTGGTTAAGGAGAAAAACAGAACCAAACAAAGCCTATCCTATTATCGATTGGAGCTATACTGATGTTTGGAAGTACTTAATTGAAAATAATCTACCATACAATAAAGTGTATGATAAAATGTATATGCTTGGCGGAAATCTTCGTTATTTTAGGGTTTCAAATTTAGTACATGAAAAAGCTTTTCGATGTTTAACAGACTTACAGGAACTAGAGCCTGAAACTTATGATAAACTGGAACGTAGATTAAAAGGTGTACATACTGCTGCTATGTATGGAAAAGAAAACCTAATGTATTCAATTAAAGAACTTCCAAAACAATTTAAAACATGGAAAGCGTATAAAGATTTTCTTCTTACTTCAATTCACCCAGATTTAAAGCGCATTTTTGAATATCAATGGAGCCGATTTGGAGATACTGATGATGTTCAAGCTAATAAATATATGGTTAAGCGCATATTGCTTTGTGACTGGGAAGGAAATATAACTTGGAGCAGAGATTTTGAATTCAATTATACAAAGGATCAGATTCTTTTTAAGAATAAGCTGAAAAGAGAAGATGAAATTATTAATAAATGGACACAATTATTATAAATTATGGAAAATCAATGGAAAATATTAGTGCTGCTTTTACAACAAATCGCGGAACAAAAGGGTTTAACACAACAAGAAATTGCAAAAAAGTCAGAAATGCATCAAAGTCATATTTCAAGATTTTTTGCATTAAAATATTCGCCTGACATTAAAACTTTTTTAAAAATCTCAAAAGCAATTGAAGTTAATTTTTTCTTTGAAGATAAAGAAAGTAGAACCGATTTAAACCTTGCTATGGAAAAAGCAATGGAAGAATTAGGTAGAAGAGTTGATAAGTTAAGTAAAAATTAAAATGCCGTCAACGCCGCTTTGCGGCGAAATTTTTTGAAATAAGAAACCCCTCAAATTGAGGGGTTTTGTATTAGGGTTAAAATATACCTTCGTCTTGAAATGATAAATGCCCTTCATCGGTCAAAATTAAATGGTCTAAAAGTTTAATATCGAGGATTTCCCCCGCTTGCTTTAACTTTTTAGTAATGGCTTTATCTGCATCACTTGCTTGGAGTTTTCCGCTTGGGTGGTTGTGTGCTACAATTATGGAAGTTGCGCAACAATTAAGGGCAAGAGTATAGAGCATCCGAACATCAACGACGGTTCCCGTCATTCCTCCGCTAGATAGCTTGTAAAAACCTAAAACTCTATTCGAGTTATTAAGGCATAAGACTATAAATTCCTCGCACCAATCAAATGTATCAGTATTGAAAACTTTACGGAATAGTTTTGCACAGTCATTACTTGAAGTAATTTTATATAGTTCGCTTTTTTTCAGTGCCTTATCGAAAGAAACTGAAATTTTGATTTCAGGGATTCCCATATTAAAAAACATATTCGTTAAAATCGCTTTTTACTTGTTGGTTCTCCTCGATAAATTTTTCTGCTATTGCTTGTGCTTTATTGAAAGCATTAGTGCATTGTGTTTTGAAGTATTGATAATCGGAATAATTAAATAAAGAAGAAAATCCTTTTTCGGTTAATATCTCCGTTACTTGTTGGCTTAATTTTTTTGATGTATTTTTGGCGTGAAATGTTGTGCGTATCATGGCGTATAATATTTAATGATTTAAAAAATGCCCTACCCCTCGAACGAGTAGGGCATTTGTATTTTTTTTAGACTTCAAAGGTTAAAACCTCATTCTCTGCTTCGGCTAATAGGATTGAAAGTTCCTTTTCTCCTGCTTCAATTAACTTTGCAATTACATTTGAATTTTGAACGGTAAAATCAAAACCCTGTGCATTTTTGAAAACTACTTTGGCACTCAATTTATCATTACCCGCTTGAAAAGTCTTTAGCTCGTTGCTCTTGTCTTTTAATTGGTTGTAACGTATCGAAAGTGCTTCAAATTGTTTCATTGCTTCAATTCGGCTCTCTGCGCTTTTATGCGGTTCTGGCTTGTGTGTCTCCAGGAAAGCGGAAATACTTTCTTTTGCCTCTTTTTCTTTGGCAGGTTCTGCTTGAACTTCGGCAGGTTTTACTTGGTTTGCACTTGGTAATAATTTTACCTCTTTGTTGTTTTTTGGTGTTTGTTTTACAGTTACCATAATTAAATATTTAATGATTATTAATACTTAAAGATAGTAAATTCCGTATTAATACGGAAATAATTAGTAAATAAAATGCAAGCTAAATAGCTATAAATCAATAATTTAAAAGTATTCTAAATAAGAAAACATTAAAAAAAATAACATAGGCTTTCCCTAACCAAAAAAAAATAAAAAAACGTAAATCACTAATAATCAATCAAAAAACCTTTCTTAAAAAGGTTGTTTTGATGTTTATTTTGATGTAAATACCGCCCCGCTCAGTCGCCTAATGGTAATTACTTTTCAATGTCGATTTTGAGATATATGACGCTCCGCGCCCACCAATTAGGAGCGGAACGCTCCACCACTTAGGATAATCCCACACCAGTGTGGGTGTCATGTTACTATCTAAGTTTAAACCAATATGTAAACTTGTATTGCAATTGGTAATTACTTATGGATATAACCCCACATCAGGCAGTTAAGAGAATGAAGGAACTAACTGAGTTAGGTATACCATTCTCATTTACATTCATGTCATTGGATACTACTAGAGGTACGAGTAAAGGATTCAAGACTATAAATAAAGCATTGCTACGTAAGAGTATGAGAGCTGACCAAAGTACTAAGTCACATGAGTTAATATCATATACTAACCATGATGACCAGCAGACAGATAGATTCTTTCATCTGTCTTTATTGATGAAGTTTAATGAATATACTATAAAACCATAACTATGAATATAGAATTTTTAGGGCGTAATGCAATTGTACAAATACCACAAGTAGCGTTTACTTATGAGGTTGCTGAATCCCCAAGAGACTTTGATAGGTTAAATAATGTTAATACATCTCTACAATGGGATAGACATCAGGACTATTATGGTGAGTACTTAGTATTTAAGTATGGTATGGATAATGATCTACCATCACTAATCAAAGAAGCAATACAGAATAACTATATCGCACCTGGACTACTCAATAGAAAGACTGAATTGCTTTGGGGTTCTGGTCCTAAGTTATATAAAGAAGAGTATGCAGATGGTAAGCCTACGCGTGTGTGGGTGGAGAATATTAAAGTACAGAAGTGGTTAGATACATTCGACTATGAGGATTATCTATTAGAGTGTTGTGTGGATTATCAGCATGTACAGGCAGTATCTACTAAGTATGAGATGAATAAAGGTTATCGTATAGGGAAAGCATTCATTAATGAGCTACACTGTATTCATCCTGATAAGGTTAGGTTGGCTGTATTACGAGAAACAGGAAAAAAGAAACCAACTCATTGTATTGTTACTGATTGGAGACTACACCATATAACTTCCTTAGACGCTAAGATATACCCACTATTTGATTTTAAGAATCCATTTGCAGATCCTAATTCGGTACTACATTCTAGTAAGTATACATTCTGTACCGACTATTATACAGTACCTGAGATATATGGTTCTATTGAGTGGATTAGAAGGTCTACAGCGGTACCTCTTATTTTTAAGGCACTATCTAAGAATAGTATTAATCTTAAGTATCACATCATTTCTCCTCAAAAATTCTGGAATAATAAGGAAGAGGAAATAATAAAAAATTGTGCTATAAAGCAGATAGAGTATAATTCTACTATGCTTATTGATTATCAAACGCAGTTCCTTAATAAAATATCTGAAGTACTATCTGGAGAGAATAACACTGGAAAGTATCTCCATACCTCTAAGATGCTAGAAGTTGACGGAACCAATCTATTAGAGCATGGTTGGGAGATTAAAGTAATTGACCAAAATATCAAAGACTTTGTTTCCGCACAGATAGAAATATCTCAAAGAGCTGACCGCGCTGTTGCTTCAGGTATATCGTTACATTCAGCTTTGGGGAACATGTCTGAAACTGGAAAAGTAGATAGTGGTTCTGAACAAGTGTACGCGCTGATCAGTTACCTAAACACCGGTATTGATATTCCAGAAATGATTATCATGAAGGCTATGAACTATGCGCTAAAAGCTAATTTTCCTGATGAAAATATAAAGATGGGCTTCTTCCATAATGTTCCAGAAAAGCAGCAAGATACAACACCAGGAAATCGTTCAATCAATAACTCTCCATTTAATACGCAGAAGTAATGAAACTATTAATATCTGAAGCTGAAGCTTCACGTGAACTGAAAAGTGTTTTAGGATTTCTAGACGCTGATATCAAGTATAAAAATATTCGTCCGGATATCGTTACTGCTACCAATGATTTAATTGATTTAGTTGGGAAGGATGTTTATACTTTTATAGCTGATAAGTATCCCATCACTCCGCCGATAATCGATATAGATACTAATCAGAATTTAGTACGTGCAGCGCAAAACGCTATCTTTTCTAAAGCCTATATGCTATATGCTCCAAATAATGATTTAGCACATACCGGTGACGGTCGTAAGATGCGTAATGAAGAGCATGAGAAAATGGCTTTCCAATGGATGATTGATGCCGATAATGAGGCGCAGGAAAAAAGATATTATAGAGCTCTTGATGATATGATTAGGCTTTTGGATAGCACTAAAACTAATGCTGAGTCACCAACTACTATTTGGACTATTTGGACTACTTCTGATGAGTATAAAGCTACGCAAGCTTTATTCCTTAGAAATACTAAGCAATTCGATAAGCACTTGGTTATAGAGTCACCATATTTATTCTATAAACTTTGTCCTGGTATCGAAGAATGTGAAACTGATGAGATTCTTCCACGTATTGGAGCTACAAAATTTAATGCACTAAAAGAGATATTAAAATCTGCCGGGCCAATTGATGAGCCTTCAGATTTAAAACTGATATCCTTGATTCAAAAAGCATGCGCGAACTATGCATTTGCTTGGGGTATAGAGCGATTTTCAGTTGCGCTGCTTCCGGATAGCGTTGTACAAAAATATACTTCTGATAGACAAACTATCAAAGCTTCAGCTCCAGCTAAGAAGATGGAACCACAGGCCGCTATAGCTGCTTATCTAGCAACATTTGCAAAACGCGCTAAAGATATCGAAGACTTTGTTTCAGTAAAACCAACCAATTTAGCCACTCTACCCACTTCACCCGAAATAAAAGATGTTGAGGGAGGATTCTCTTGTATGTAAACAAAAACCCATAATATGAAACAACTTTTTTTACGCATCTACTATTACTTCGCAAACTTTAGAAAGGCCCAAACTTTTAAAGGATTCGAAAAAAAACTACAAGGCGCTTTAGTCAATAAGGCGCAGAACCAAATCGAATTGATTAAGGAAATAAAAGCCGAAATTGATTTGCTATGGCCTAAAAGCCGTTCAAAATATATTCCGTTATCCATACCGCAGCGTAATGAAATTAGGGCTAAGGTATATACTAAGTTTGGCAAACAAATGTCATCCTTAAAAATTCACATTAATAGTAATCTTCAATTTACATAGATGCGCTGCATAGAGATCCCAGAGGCTAATATTAAACGCTACATTCCTTCTGATTTATCAGAATGCGATGCAAAGCAGTATATTGATATGTGCGGTCTTATATTTAGCTTTATGTGCGGACAAATTGAATATGAAGACCTCCGTGTGCATGCGGTATATAAACTTTTACAGATGAAGCCTGTAAAAGAAAATCTATCGAATACAGAGGATGAAAAAAAACATAGCAATCTATTTGTTCTCTCCGAACTGATAGATGATTTTTTTGAAATCGATGATAAGGGCCAAAAAATAATAAAGCAAAATTATCTTCACAATCCTGTACCCTATTTTGCACCGGCATGGAAAACATATTACGGTCCTTCAGACCAGTTTATGAATGTTGGCTTTGGAGAGTATATTGATGCTCTACGACTATTTTTTGAGTTCAGTGCTTCCGGTGATATTGAATTGCTCTATCATATAGCAGCTATTTTATATCGACCAAAAAAAGCACTTCATTTCCTCTATAAGCACACTTCGAACTATGATGGTGATATACGCCAGGCGTATAATTCAAACTTAGTAGAAAAGAGAGCTGAAGCACTTAAAGCGGCACCGTTTGGATTCGTTTACGGAGTCTACTTATACTTTGCATCATTCCAAAAATTTATTTCTACTGCAGAAGTATCTTGGGGAGGAAAGACGCTTGATTTATCGATACTATTTACACCTGATAGTAATGATGAACAAATTGATATTGGAAAAGATGATATCGGAATGGACTCCATTATGTTTTCAATGGCCGAAAGTGGAACATTCGGTACCCGAAAAGAGTTAGAGCAAACAAATGTGTGGATGATATTAGTTAGGATGTACGATATCAGACTGCAGGACTTAAAACGAAAAAAACAAGAAGAAAATGCTGAGTATAACAAGACTTCGTGAGTTCCTAGTTGAGACTAAGAACCAAATAAGCTCAATCAACTACACCAATATGGTTGTAGATGATAGCCAGCTCGTAAGCCTACTTAGAGAGCGCGAGACGGAAGAAAATAATATGTTGATTGGAATTGTACCACAATTTAATCTGCAGGGGAATGAAGATACTTCAAAGTGGAATAATCAATTATTATTTCAAGTGCTGGCTAAAAGTTCCCGCGGACAGTTATCGCTAGATGACCAAGTTGATTTATTAGAATCGACTAGAGTTACTGCCAAGGAACTAGTTGAATACATGATTGGGGAGAAGACTGGAGACAATGGACAGCTTTGCGGTATGACTAATGAATTGGTCGAAAGCTCCATCATAGTAACACCTATTTGGGAAAAAGCGCAGTGTTGCGGATGGATGATACAAATAGATTTGCTTACTCGGGTTTAATTCCGTATATTTACGGAAAATAAATACCATGACAGTAGTAGAAATACATGAATTGTTTGAAGATACAGTAATGAATACTAGAGCCCTTTACAATAAAGTAGAGGGCTATTCAGAAGATACGATTTATAATTGGAAAACAAAACGAACACAACCAAAACTGGGAGATATGCTCAGTATACTCTATCAGTTAAATTTAATTAAAGTAACGACAAATGGCTGATTTTTTATCAACGAGAACTAAGTCTGAGAATACTATTCTTGAAGCACAATTCATTCGCATGAAGCTTCAGGAGACTGCCAATGATATTGATCGGGAGCAACGTAAGAAAATGGCGGGCTTTGCATCATCATTTTGGAATGAGCGAACGTTCTCGGTTACTGATAATGAAATGCAGCTGGAGCATTTGAAAGTACATCGTTTTGTCGATATGCGTACCAGGACACTTAAAGATGGCTCGAAGATTAATAAGAAATCATATCCTATTCATAACCGAATTGTTATGGGCAACTATAGCCAGCTTACAAAGGAACTTGCCTATGGATTCACAGAAGAAATAAAAAATTCACTTAGAAAAATTCAATAATCATGGAAGCAAACAACAGAGCAATCACCAGAGAAAATAATCTACCAGAGTTAGTACAGGATAAAAATGGAAATACTAAAGCCTTGGAGAAAGCAGTACGTGCTTTTGATCAAACATGTGATGGTGTTGCAAATCAAATTAAAAAGACGGCAACGGCATTGGAGGAATTATCAAGAAAAAATACTTACAATCAAAAATAATATTTTCCTACTTTTCCCGTTATTCTTTTCTAACCCTCTAAAACATGAAAACAAAAAAACTCCTACGCGCAAAAAAGACTTTTAAATTTTGGTTTAAAGTATTACTTGGTACCAACCTTATGGATGATCCTAATCACCGGAAAGAATATATTGAAGCTCTAGCCTCAATTAAAAAAAAACAGAAAAAGACAGCAATTTAGCTGTCTTTTCTTATTTTTGGGTACTAACTTAAATTTTAAAACAATGGATCCAAAATTTATTAATACTGATTTGGCTAGAAATTACTTTAAAAAAATAGAGGAAATGAGTGATCGTGAACTTCAGGAACTTCATGCTTTTCATCTAAGTAATATTGAAAAGTCTAATGAAAAAATGAGAGCTAATATTCAGTTCTTTTTTTGGTTTTCCCTATTCTGTATCGTAGCATCAATTATAATTATAAACTCTAAATAAATTATGAAAAAACTTATTGTACTACTACTAGTTCCATTATTTTCATTTTCACAAGAATTATCTCTTAATCCGGATACAAAGGTTTATGAGTACTCTGAAGTAAAAGATTTAACAATTTCATCTGGTCAATTGTTTAAAAATTTTGAGGATAAAATGATTGAATTAAACTATACCAATGTAATGAAGACCGATAATAAAATTATTGGTAATAATTTTGTTTCATTTCTAATTTTGATGACTACGGTACAGGTAAATTTTCAAACTATTATTGAGGTAAAAGATAATAAGTATCGATTATTAATAAATAAATTTATTGTTGATGATAAGCGTTACTCCCCTATTCCAATTGAAGATTTAAAGAAATATACTAAGCGTTGGGTTACAGAAATAAATAAAAAATTGCCAACAATCGTTAGTGCAATTGAAAGTCCAATTACCAAGTGGTAATATTATTTTGTGCATTTGCACATTTTTTTCTTTGTTATATGAAATTACCTTTGTATTATTGCTCCGTCAACATACCAGAGGAGCAATCCTAAAATAGTTTTTTTAACGATAAGCGAACCACGCACGATGTCCCGTAGGAAACGAGGGGAAATCTATCCTTTGGATATGTTGACACATCTACCGGCGTGGTTTCGTGTATTTAATATTTTCGATTATGTCAACAGAAAATGAAAACAAAACTGAGCGCAATCTATTGTGCTGGGAAAAGCTAGAGCTACTCACCTCTTTCTTTTTTACCTACTCTACTAAGATGATCCAGGAGAACGTCAAACAACTAAATTTTTGGGAGCAGGCCTTAATGGCTTCCGATCTGATGGATGATGCAGAGCATCGCAAAGAATTTACCCGTATCATTGAAATGAACCAAGCTTTAGCGGCATTATCACTAAAATATTCAAATAGTGATATCGTTATGTTATTAGGATTTTTAAGCGAAGGTAAAGCAATTACTACTGGATTCATCAAGGAAGGAAAGGAGGTTCATCATGCCTGAGATTGATGTAATCAATATGAAGTTTGTCTTTCAGGATGAAAGCATTCTAGAGATTAAGGATAAGTCCTTTCGCACTGCTATTACTACGGTATTTGAAAAGCACATGGTTTTCAATAACGAACCAGTGAAAGTCATTTTTCCTCAAACAAAAAAGGTATTGTTTTTTGATAAAGAAGCATTTTATGCTTATTTAAAAAATGACCTAAGCCAAATGGAACTCATTGAAAAAACCCAGTGCGAGGCGTTGTATAGAAATAAAAAACAGTTGTTTACTAATGCCCATGATGAAATAGATCCGGGCCACCTCTGGATGAAAATTGGAGTGCATTTATTTCTTATTGATAAAGAGCAAGCAGTCAAGTGCTTTTTCAAAGAAGAGTTATTTGATGAAGTATAGTTAACCTATAGGTTAATTATTTTTGAATCAGTTAAACTAACACTATATGGTGTTAGTTTAGCTTAATATTTATAACCTATAAACCCTCAAGGTGCGTGATGGCCATTGAGGGTTTTATTTTTAAAAATATAGCTTACAAAAGGATTTATAATAGTAATTGAATTTCCACCTATAGGCGGAAATTAGGAACCTAAAATTAATCATTGGAATTGATTAA